CTTTTATAGTATCTAAAAGTGTATAAGCTGGAGATAAGTTAATCGGTTGGTTTATTGACCAGTTTCTTATATCAAAATAAGATTTTAGCTTTCGATTACATTCTAATAATACATCTCTTGTTATTGCACCAGGTAGAGTTATTATTTCAAACTTTACTCCTATATTGACTACATAAGCATCTAGTATGTTTACTCCATCAGCTATCATAGTAAACTGTGATAGATATGTCTTAAGGTTCTCTTTTAGACTATATGGTGTGGGTGCTAACTTACCTTCGTTATTATATGCTAAAGTAAATAGTGAAATAGCGAGTGGATTAGTACTCAAAAGGCTGTTTTGCTGGTTAGGTGGTGTAGTTTGAGTTACATATACTTTAGCTACTGTACCGAACCTAGGAGGTAGAGATAAAGCTCTTACTGCGTAGTCTTGAACTGTTACAGTACGTTGTTGTTCTGCAAAAGATCTTAAACTATTTTGTCTAAGTTCTTCAGTTGAATCTCCATCTTTTCCTCCGAAAGCTGCTGCTTTATTATTAAATCCAAGTGTTGCTTGGTAAGAGTTATCTGTAGCAGTGGATGTTGCTGTTACTATACTATTGACAGTATTAGAGGGTACATTTGCTGTAGTGCCTCCTCCTGTGATATACCTTATAGTTAATGTTGTATTAGAGGGTGCTACTCCATAAGTACTTGTAAATAAGAAGTTAGATGGGTCGTAAGCTTTGTATAACTCTCCTACCCCAGTACCGTCTGTTATACTATTATTAGTTCTAAATGGATCAGGTAGTAGAGACTCTTCGTTACTGCCAGCGATACCTGAACCGAACTGTATTTGAAGTACTCCTTTCGATGTAAATCTTGTTACAAATCGTCTAGCTACTTTAGTTACTTTTAACTTATTAGGAGCAAGGTTAGCGTCATTGGTTGTATTAGTTTCTTCTTGAAAGACTGTATCTTGTCCTAAGAAAGGAACCTCTGTCCATGTCTTACCGTCACTGTCTACTATATCTAAAACTCTTATTATATTATTATCTTCTATATTGATAGTAGCAAACTTTTCAGCTGTAGTATAAGTCTGTTGAGTAGATTGTATTTCACCTGAATATGCCTTTACTTCTTTAGATAATGTAAACTCAGCTGGTTTACCGTTTTCATCTACTGAGTATATTTTTATATCGGTAGGGTCAAAAGAACTACTAAATGTAAAATCAACAGGTTTAGTAGTTAGAAACGTAGGTTGTCCGGCTGTATCAGATCTTATCACTGAGCTTTCATTCACTTTGAGTGCTTGATCCCAGTTAGGAGTAAATCCTGCTGTTGCTGCTACGTTTTGAGATACTGTTAATGTTGTTTCTGCTGCTGAACTTACTTTGGGTTTATACCCCATCATGTAAGCTAGTGAATATAAGTTAGAAGGATTTTTAGCGTGCTGTAAGAATGTCTCTTGAATCTGTGTATCTTGATAAAAAGATAGTACATCTCCTACATATGCAGCCATTTCAATAAACATTAGACCGGGAGATGATGGACTAAAATCGTTATATGCATCAGGAAAGTAGTTCTTGGCATACTCTATGAGTTGGTTTTTAAAATCACCAAACTCTTTATTTATATATTTTATATCTCTTGTTTCTGCCATCTTAGTTAAAGTTTATTACCACTTCATCTTCTATATTAGTTTCTGATACTTGGTATTTAAGAGAAAACTGAATAGTTCCAGTTTCTGTATCTCCTATCGTTGAAATATCTACTGGTATGATTCTTGGGAAGAAAACGTTAAGGTCTTCTCTTACAAGAGCATCTACTCTTCTTATACTATCCTCATTCATATTTTCAAATAATAAGTTTTGTAACTCATTACCGAAAGTAGGATTTAAATATCTTTCACCTCTTGCTGTAAGAAAATAGTTTATTAGGTTAGTTTTTATAGCATCTCTAGTTTGATAGGTAGAGCTAAAAACTGCTTTACCTGAGAAAGGTAGTGATACTCCAACCGCTTTACGAGGTTGAAAATCTAATGGATCTATTTTTCTTATTTCTGTTGGCATTATACTCCTACTCTGTTTTTATCTTTTTTATTTGAAGCATCTAATATAGATTTTGCTTTACCAACGAAATCTAGTTTTGAAATATCGATACCTGGCATTGGACCTTTGTTTTCCATTGTCATTTGGGTAGACATCATTGATGCGAAGTTAGGTTTTTGTACACCAGATTGAGTAAAGTTAGATGCATCCTCTCCTGTCATATCTGCTTTTGTAGCATTTAACATTTCATCGAGTGTAGCACTTTTTCCTACTGACCATTTTTTTGGTTGACCTTTAGGTACCTTAGCATAAGTCTGAGATACTTGTTTAGTTGGAGTACTTGCTGCTTTAACTGCTTCAGTAAGCATTTCTTGTAACTCCTCCTTAACTGCTGCTCTTACTTCTTCTCGTATAATCTTTCTTAGTTGATCGAGTTTCATATTTATAAATAGTTTAGTTATGGAAGTTGATTATCTAATCTAAATTTTACTTCGTCTAAAAGTACATTTACATCAGAACTAAATGAAGATTGCCCTTTTAATACTGCAACTCCTTCATCTATTGTCTTAGCTACTGCAAATCGCTTTGGTGCTATTGCAGGAGAGTTAGGATCTTTTTGGATCTCTAATATATATTTTATACCGTTTGCAGCGAGATAACTGTAATCTAAATCTTTACCGTCTTTATCTTGCTTGCTATCATTAATATTGTCTAATAGTTTTTGTAGAGTTTTCTTAGTGTCCCCACTTATATTACTGTTTTGAAGTTTATTTAGTCCTTCTCCTAATGATGCTAATGCTGCTGATGGGTTATCAGTATTAAAATCTTCTTTTCTAAATCTACCATCAGTACCGGAACCTGTACCTGCTATCATACAGTTGTCTGTATTACCAGTTCTTATTTGTTCTTCGGTGCAAAGTTTTTTAGGGTTTTTTATACCATCTTCTGTTAAACTACCGTTTCCAATAAAACTAGGTCCAAGTGTAGAGAATATGAGTATACCGTCATCATCTAATAATCCTGCTTCGGAAAGTTCGTCTTCGGATATATTACCGTTATTAAGTTCGTCTTCTAACTGTTTAGATATAACACAGGATGTTATAGCATTATCAGATCTATGAACTATATCTAAAGTTGCATTCAAAGTAGTAGATGGAGCATCTAATACGCTCTCTATACTATTAATGATTTCCTCTATCTGGACTACAAACTCTCTTATCTTTACTAATAAGTCAGAATATTTTGTAGTTACCAATAATGGTAAACCAAATCCTGGTGGAACAGATTGAGGTATAGGTAAGGATGTAATAATTTTTATTATTACTTTCAATCCTTTCACTGGTGGTTTAAGCTTTTTAGGTAGTTGTTTAAACTTTGACAAACGTCTTTCTATTCCTCCTAATGCATTACTTATTCCTGCTGCTTGGTTTTGTAATCTTTTTAACTTATCACTTTCAGGACATCCACCAGCTCTTAAACTATTTGCTATATCTATAGTCTGGCTAATAGCATTAGCAGATATCTTTCCTTGCAGTTTACCAATAATCTTGGCAATACCTGCAGCCATTTTACTTTCTTTAAGATGTACGTATGCCATTACTCAGTAAATACTTTTTTAGAATGTAGTTGTGGTAGTTTATTTTTAAGTACTTTTACTAAAGGTAGTATAGCATTACCAGATGCTATAAGTTTTGCTATAGCTGCTGGAGGTGCTGGAGGTAGTTTCGCTAAAGTGTTTGATAAACTTTCTACTTGTTTAGTAAGGTCTTCTAACCAATCAGTAGATGTTTTACCTTTTAGTACTGGTTCGTGTTCTTTCTTTAATGCTGCTGCTCCTAAGTATATTTTCTTAGCATCTAACCCTACATACTCTTCTCCGTCTAATGAAATAGTTTTAGCGTTTAAACCTATTCCTTCTTTAGCTGACAGTAGAGCATGTTCGTCATAAGCATTAAAATAAAGTCTTCCAGAGTTAATGATTACTTGAGAACCTTTAAACTTATCAGCTTTTTCAGGTTCTTCTTTCCAAGCAGCTCTTTTTTCATTAGCTTGTGTTAACTCAACTGTATGATCGGAAGTTAGGTATATAGATGATTTATCTTCATTAATATCTTCTAAAATTGATTCATCTCCTGCTTCTGCTTCTTTTTGACCATTACGTATTATAGTAAGTGGTTCTCCATTATTACTATCATCTATCCAAATATTAGAATCATACTTAGTACCAGTCATTCTTATAGATTGACCATGTCTACCTTCGATTGATATATCACCTGGGAATAGTTGGAGTGGGTTTACTTTATCTGTTTCTTCGAAATGATCACCAAACTCTGCTTCGCTTTCTTGATCTTCAAACTGAATAGTGTCTGGGTAAGCATTATGGTGTGGATGGTTCCACATCGGTATTACTTGTTTCCAGTAAGGTTTTGTAGAACTAGGACCAGTACTTCTTCTTTCGGAAGGTAGTGATACTACCTCTACTATTTCATTTTTAAGAGGTACTCTCCTTATATTAACATCAGAACTAAAGGCAAATCTTAGTTGCGTATCTTCTTCTTCTTTTTTTGCTCCAGATAAAGATCTATAGAATACTCCGTTTATAGCTTGTGAACCTCCATAGTCTTCATACTTAGGATGAAATGAATCAGTTAGTACGTCTACCACACGAGCAAAGGTACTAGTAGGACCACTACCTCCACCTCCACCTGCTGCGGATGAACCTCTACCTTGCATAAAGCCAGTACTAAACGCCATCCTCTTCTCCTTGTTCTTTGTTATCTACTTCCTGGTTAATATCTTCTGATTCTTCTAATAAATCTTGTAATGATTCGAAATCAAATAAATCTCCTCCTTCACCTTTAGCTGCTGCGCTTTCTATACGTTGTACGATAGTAGCAAGTTTAATAAGTGCTTCATCATTCTTTACTCCTATTTCCATGTACTCTTTTATCATAGGTACGATTAAAGTAGCATCTCCTATATTTTCTATAAGAGGTTTTAGTTCACCTATTAAGGCTTTAACTTGTGCTCTTGTAGAACTAGAGTTAGTATGGATTTCTGAGAAAAGATCAGATAGAGTTTTACCGTCAAATATTTCTTTATCTAAACTCATAGTTTATATTTTATTATAAATAGAGTTACGAAGGATTATTAGAGATAAGACCTTCATCGTAGTAATATTGGTATTTACTTATCCAGTGTTCTTTAAGTACTGATATTACTTTTGTAAGATGTGGTGTTTCACAATCAGTCATTTCTCTAATATAAATGTAGAGAGCTTTCTTTTTGAATAGATCTAAGTCATGTCTAGTCTTAAAGATAGTTAAAACTGCATCTGCGATTTGTTTATCTTGAGTTTTATGAAACAGTTCATCTAACTCTTCGTATACTTCTTCAATCCACTCATCTAAAAGACTAGCTAATGTTACTCCAATAGGAGATTCATAGGAGATAGTGTTTTCATAATTCTCTTCAATGTCTGAGAATGAACCTATCTGTTTTAACTTCTTATAGTTCTTATTATTGTAGTTTATTAACCAACGTTTAACTATAGTTCCGAAGTATGAATATGCTTTTGCTCCATTATCTGGGTCAAACTTCATTATCTTCTCTTCTAATAAAACAGAAACGATCTCATGTTTGAGATCTTCTATTTTTTCTACATCTGTATAATAAAACTTAAAGGTATGTATTATATTTTCTGCTAACTTATAAAAAGGGAGGTAAATGTGGTCTGTGAATATCTTTGCTCTATATTCATGATCTGTAGACGTGTTATATAGTTTTATATACTCTTCTGTCTCACTTGTAAAATAGTTAGCTTTGGATTTCTTCCTTGGCATAATCTTGGGGTGGTACAAACTTATTAATAGTTTCCTGTACTCTTTTCATATTATTAAAAAACTCTCCAACTTCATCATCTGATTGAAATACCCCTTTCTCATCTAGATTTTTTAGGTGTTGTTCACCTTCTTTTATTATTTCTGATAGTTGATTTATGAACTCTGTCTGATTAACGAGTATATCTTCATATTTCTCTACCTTTAATAATACATTTCTTAAAAGATAAACTAAAATACCTATAAAGGCAACTAAAACTACTAAAAAAATGTTACTTATTGTAAAAATATCTTGCATTATAGGTTTTTTAACATGTTTGTAAGTCCTTGTGACGCATTTACACGTTTACCGGTGGAAGAAGCTGTCTTAGTTTGCTTTGGAATAGAAGATCCACCGTTTTTCTTCCAAATATCGTACTCAACCTTGGAAGCTAAGAAGTCTGCACTGTGTAATACTGAAACTATAGAGGTTTTCTGCCTAGATGACTCCATATGACTAAAGAAGTAAGCTTCATTAGCTTTATCAAACACGCCATCGTGTAGTCTGATACCTAACCACTCTTTCTGACTAACTTTTATACCGAACTTCTGTAGTATGTATAGTGATCTATCGGGAATAAGCATAAAATCTAAGTCTGAGTTGTATGTATACATCTCTGATAGCTTATCTTGACGCCATTTATCAGTCTGAGGTACGTAATTCTCTTTATCACCATCACCTAGCTTACCTAAATCATGGAATATAGCGGCAAAGACAAGTTCTTCTTCGGTGTAATCAATCGTTCCACCCATCTCTTCGTATAACCTAGACTGCTTTACCGCATACTCCACTACTCTATTTACGTGATCTACATATCCTCCGG